TTTGTGATCGCTCCATGATCTCTATCATGAGCTTGAGATCAGCGTCGGAGAGAGCAGCGATGCTCTGGATTTGTAGAGGGCCACCGTTGGGGCCAGTTTGCTCTATTGTTTGGACATCCTTCCAGCCGTAGTTCTTGAGGGCGAAGATAGCACCAGTGGGAGACTTGGCTCTGTATAGCTCTTTTTCGGCGTAATTGTGGCACTTCAGCTTCGCGCGTTTGATTGCGTCAACAAACTGAATATCATAATTACTCCTTTGTGTCTCTATTTCCATCAATGTTTCCCGGCTAGTATCGAGGTCTAATGCCAATCCAGTAATAGTAAAAGGTTCTATCTGTACCTTCTTCCCTGTATCAGCATCAATTTCAAAGCATGAATCAAAATAAGCATCTATCTTACTCTGCATTTCCTTTATTGATTGAAACTTCAGAGGCCTACCTCCTGCATGCTTCACTCTCTCTGCTATCATCAGCTATCTACCTCCTTAAATACCCCACTACAACCCCTACAACCCACTTCTAAGCCTACAAACCACAATCAAGCTACAATCCATACCAACTAACAACATAATAGGCTTAAAACTACACTACAGCACATGTGTCGCAGATTGACCACACATAGGACAATATTCACTATCATCCCAAGTATACATACAGCGATTACATCCGTACTTATTAACTACAGTAACAGCCATAATTTAATCACCTCAAACCATCTTCCTTCTATAAACCACAACACCCCAACAACAGCACAACAGCACAACAAAATAAATATAACATTCCCTTTGAATATTGCTTGCTAAATCAATAAAGCTATGATAGTATAAGTCAATGAAACAAATAACGAGGGGGAAACAACAATGAAAATAATAAACGCTCTAGAAACTCTGAAAGCTAAAGGTATCACCAATTTAACTGGTATGGTTGGTCAAACTGACATTAACGTGTATATCGAAAATGCTCGCAAAGGTGATGAGAACGCCGTTGATGTACTCAACAGATATCCTGGCATGAGTTGGGCAATTTACCACATGGATCACATAGACGACCACTACATCGTCGAGACAAACGGCCACCACATCATAGTTACTAAGTACGATAACCACGATATGCCGACATACAGCGACTACGACACCGACGAAGAAATGTATGCCGCGTTCAAAGAATGGCGTATTATGCGAGATGCAAACTCCATAGCTGATGAGATGACCGCAAAGCGTCCTGATGAATTACCTCGTACAGCATGGGTACTTATCGCAACATCCGAACTAAGGGCAGCACACAAGGTAGCCGCGGAAGCATTTGAACGTGAATATCCAAGCGTCAACTAATCCTAGAGAGCTTTTGCTCTCACCTCACTAACTCGACAACAGCCGGGTTGATGAGGTGGAAGTAAAAACTAAGAGGAGGAAAACAAGATGGCAGCAACTAAACAAAGCGTCTACGAACTGGTAACTGAGCGCATCATCAAAAAACTTGAATCAGGCGTCATCCCTTGGCGTAAACCTTGGAACTCATGCGGAGCAGTAGCTTGGGAAACTCAAAAAGAATATCGCGGCATCAATGCAATGCTACTCGAACCCGGCGAATATGCAACCTTCAATAAAATTAAGGAAGCTGGCGGAAAAGTAAAAAAAGGCGCTAAAGGCCAAATGGTTGTTTTCTGGAAAATGTTCGAGAATGAAGAAGACGCAAGTAAGAAAATTCCCTTCCTGCGCTACTTCACAGTTTTCGAGATCAACACCCAATGCGAAGGACTAAAGAGCAAGCGCAAGGACGCACCCATTAACGAACACAGCCCAATCGAAACAGCAGAGCAAATAAAAGAAGCCTACCGGAATTGCCCTCCGATAAGCTACGCGCCAGGTAAAGCCTTCTATATGCCTTCCGCCGACTCAATAAGTGTACCAGAAATCAACGACTACAACAACCCCGAGGAATTCTACTCTACCATGTTTCACGAGATGGTCCACAGCACAGGCCACAAGTCAAGATTGAACCGGACCGGGATCACCGCTATTGCAGCTTTCGGAAGTGAAACATACAGCAAAGAGGAATTAGTAGCAGAGATTGGAGCCGCGATGCTTTGCACAGTCGCAGGAATTGACCAAACAACCTTTGAAAACTCAGCATCTTACGTCTCATCTTGGCTCAGAGCATTAAAGGGAGATCCCAAGCTCGTAGTATTCGCAGCAAGTCAAGCGCAGAAAGCAGCCGACCACATCAGAGGAATCAAAGCAGAGTATTAATTAATAAGGTCAGCCGGGGACCAATGCCCGGCGTTGAAGGAGGAAACCACATGCAAATAGGACAACGCTTCTTATCACTATCCAAGATCGACACACACTATCGACTCTATGAACTAACCGCGATCATCGAAGGAACAACCAACAGCCATATCATCCACGAGGTTCACACAGGGGAGATATGCGAAGTAGAACCGGAATGGTTCAATCAGCGCAGAATTGAATTAGTAAGCGCAGGTGTTATTTAATGCCTAAAGGCGGCAAACGAGAAGGAGCAGGACGCAAGCCTCTGCGATCCACTACAGGCATCAACAAAACCATCCGCTTTACTGAAGCAGAATGGAATGAAATCACAGTGGCCGCGCTACTCTGCGGAATGACACCATCCCAATACGTCAGGACCAAGGCTCTCCAATAGCGAGAGTCTTTCCTTATCCCAAGCTCACCGATTAACATTGCAGTTGCAACGCTAATTACTAAGCTCATGCCATCCTAAAATAATTTTGATTAAATTCCCATAAATCATGTTGACATCTATATTGATTAGCAGTACGATAAATCAAGATCAAATAAAGGAGGTCGCCAACATGCTCTACCACCGCTTTACCAACTCTAATAATCCAATGTCAAACTGGGGTCATGCGATGTTTGCTACTAATAGATTAAAAGTCGAAAACTATGGCAAGAACGAGTTTACCTTTAAATCCACTAAAGATAATCGCCGGACAATCAAATCCCTCAAGTCGCTCATCGTTAAAACATGGAAGCACGATCAGCAAAACGGCTTTACTGGGGATTTTGGCAACAACTGCACGGACGATTACTATTACAACGTAAAGGACAATGACGTTGACGCACTCAGTATATACAACAGCTTTGACCCATCCGACATTGTAGACTCTGCCAACGCTTGGGACTCTGATCTATACCAATGGTTTTGGGAGCGTATCGCAGAACCAAACGGCATCATGGCCGTCACAACGCAAGATGGCGCAATAATATTTGATGCAGACTTAATCAAGGAGGTATGCTAAATGTCTAACGAGGATGATGTTATGTTTTCTAGGATAGCAAAAGTTAAAGCTGCCATTAGTAAAGTATTGGAGGGATGTTCGACAACCTTACCTGCAATCAATTTTGGTTGGAGTGGATCAACTATCGACGTTTACTTAGATGGTGGTAGTTATCAAGTCCGTAACCTAATTGAGTCCTATTTTGTAAACAGCAGAAGGTATAAAGGGGTTACAATCCAAAATAACGACACCAAAAAACGTATTAGTTTTTATCTGGCTTAATTTTAAAAAAGGAGTTTTATAAAATGAAAAAATACGAGTATTACGAGATCACCGCCCAAAAATGCATCAATAAGGACACTGGAAACGAATTTTACGGTCCAAGTAACGATGCCGATTACGACGAAATTAACTTTAAAGTGCGCGGAGTTTCCCATTCGCAGCACATATGGAGCAGTACCTACATCAACGGGCTTAGCAAAAAAGCTGAATTAAAAATTAAGCAGCTCAAAAATGATGGTTATGACGTCCGGACCAGCGTTGGTGGCAGAAGGGTTGGTGTTAATAATTAAGGAAAAAGTTACGATTAATAAGAATTCCCAAGCCCAACACGGAGGCTACCGCCCTGGCTCCGGTCGCAAACCAACAGGCCGCACTCGCCGAACATTTCAACTCACCGATACCGAGTACGCTAAGCTAAAAGGGCTACTCGATAAACTGAGGACCGCAAAATCCAGCGAAGAAAATGAAAGAAGGAATTAAAATGGCAAATAACCTAACCCTAGAAAACCTATTCCGATTGACCGATGAGCAAAAAATTGAAGCATTCGAGAGAATAGCGAACATCTACATGAGTACCACTGATCCCGACGAACTTGACTATAGTATCTCTAGTGTCCTTAATTCGTATATGTAGTAATCCATGAAACCCCAAAGCCAAGACGGGCTAAATCGGCGTAAGGAGGAAAACACATGTTTAACCCAACAAACCTAATGACCGTCAACCAAGAGGCTATCCAAACCCACGCGCCCCGGTATATTGAACTATTCACCGCTAAGTTCGGCCACCCTCCCACATCGTGGTTTTCTTACTTCAGGTGGCTCGCATCCAACAACTCAGTTGGATCATTCAGCGACAATGATGTTCAATTAGCAAAGAAGGTACTCGGACTATGACAAACTACAAACTCGTAATGGAAATCATATCCCTCGCTGTCCTGATCAACGAAAACACTGAACTATGCACATTCATTGACTTCTCCGGCCATATCAAGTCGATTAATGTCAGAGTTTTCCCCTCAAAATCAGAGGAACATACCCAAAACGTACACAGGCTTTACTCTACAAACTCCTACTACGAGGAAGAATCATGGATGAAAGAGGGTGAGGTATTAACTCAACTGCAAGCAGTCAAAGAAGTTTTAAAAGGTTATCTGCTCGACATTCAGGAGTCCTAAAGATAGGGCTCCCTTTTTACCTTAGAGGGCTTTTCCTTATCGGGACAATGCTTCTGTCGAGTACATAATTTGCAACCCACAATAAGTTACACCCCCTGAAAATTAGAAAAGACGCTCCGCGCCACATTATAGGCCGCGAGCGTCTTTTGTTTATGCAGAGTTATTTTGTCCCCTAAAGTGTATCATGTGTATTGCTGAATCCCAAAGCATTACTATTGTATTGTGTTTGCACTATTGTTGCGTTGTTATCTCCCCGAACATTTCAGCTAATTCCCTTACAGCCTCATCTCTCATGCGCTCATACACTCTGTAGTTCAACATCCTTTTACTGTGCTTCTTCGCATGATTTCTAAGGGTGATTGAGGCTCCTTTATCCTGTCCGAATTCGGTAAGGTATCTTACTTTTACTATCAGCTGTTTAGGTTCCGACAATTTACCGACCGCATAGTCGATGATTTCTATTTCATTTCTCGCCTCTTGTAGAGCTTTCTTTTTACTAGCTATAGTAGATGCTAGATCACCTGTCGAGTCACTAACACCGCTACCGTGTGGCATGTCAGTATATACCTGCGTTGTCTTAACGCCCATAGCGGATAATTCCCTTAGTAAGCAGTCTATGATGTCCGCACGCCCCTTGTAGCGCGTTAAACGGGCTATTGTGGTGTAATGCCAAGTAGGATGTCGCGGCTTCTTTTCTGTTTGTTGCAAGATTATCCCCTCCATCAAGGTATCCTTATCCCTAAAGCTACTGCAGTCGCCAAACCTGTCCACAGTAAGCCAAAAATAGTAGATGAAATTGGGTCCTTCTTAATCCTATTGGCGTTCCACCCAATATTTAATATCGCAAAACCGAATATAATCATGTCATTATAAGTCATTTATCTATTCCTCCAAACTCTTGATATCAACCACAATACCCCGACAATACTTCTCCCCTTCATCCATCACATCGAATGTCGCATGGGGTATATCCGTCTCATACGTCCAACAGGGTAATTCGTGGTCATTCCAAACTACCTCGATTGTCTTACATTTTTCCTTAGCCAACAAATAATATGAGCATTCGCATTCGCACTCTTCGAGCAATCTTTCACCATCGAAATGGATTGTACTACCCTCGAAGCAACTTACCTCGCCGTCAATCGCGCCCCTTAATTCGCACAGATCATCTGATGCGCCGAAAACAACCACAAATCCCAGTTCTTTAGCCCTACCATCTTCATTCCATGATTCATCACCATATTCATTACCATCCAGCATCTTCGCAAATTCTTGTATTGTCATTATCTCAATCCCCTTCCTACCCCTTACAAATATAAGTATCCTCGCCCTTTTGCACTCTGTAGATACTGTCGCTATACGGGTCCAATATCATCACATCAGCCCCGAATATCAACTTCAGGATGTCGCTAAACTTCAGGCGTAGTTTTAGATTCATGGTTTTCCTCCTGCTTGAGGCATAACCCCATATCTCCTAACTTCCACACAATCTCCTCAACGCGCTTCCTACCCATATTCCTAACCTGGCACAAATCATCCTCAGACATCTTGACTAAATAACCCACGGAGTCAATTCCTGCACGCTTCAAGCAGTTATAAGCCCTGACTGAAACATCTAATTCCTCAAGGGTTTTGTCGAGCAAGTTATCTTCCATTTTCTCCACTTTAGGTA